TGCGGGAAACAATGCTGTTGCCGCGACTAATTAGGCTCTTGGCTAAATCTTCCATAAGTTACCCCAGTAGTGTAGGTGTGCCGCTAGTTGGCATTGTTGTGTCAGAGGCCAATCCAGCAACTATAGTAGAGCCTCTGCCCTTGCGCTTTAAGCGCTCTTTCTTCAGAGCCTCTTCGGATAGAGCCTCAGCCCTTGCGTAATCAACCTTTGCCGGAGGCTCAGGTGGAGGAGGCGGTGCTGGCATAGACGGTGGGCTAAAAAGTGAACTCATTGTTATCTCCTATACTGTAGGGCGTTTGCCAGTAGAAGATGAGAGTATGCCTTTTTCTTCTACTAAGCCTCCGCCGCCAAACCTTCTAGTGCGTCTACGCCGTGATTCTTCTGCGGTAAATCCTGTCTGCACATCATCAAGTACAACCTCAGGCGTTACTTCCGGCGTTACCACAGGGGTAACATCTGGACGCGGCTCATCGCGCCCAGTAGATAAAATTGTAGGGCTAGGTTTAAAGTCGGTGCGACCTGTGTACGTTCCACCTTTATCAGTGGTTCCCATGATGCGTCCAGACTTGTCTGTAACGGCTTTTTCCCCTGCAATTAATTTGTCCAGAAGAGTAGACGCCATCTTCTGCCCAGCGACATTAAGCACGTTAAGTGCTGTTGAACCAACGCCAGGGACAGTAACGCGGCCTTCTGGAAGCTGACCTATGTTTACGCGCCGTGATAAATCTCCAAGACCTTCTGTCGTTATATCAGTCCTGCCAGCCAATGCCCCTTCTGCCTTAGCTAGTCTGCTGCCAGCTTTGGCTGCTCCTGGTGAAGCCGCGCCTAGTGCAGCTCTAACCGCACCTGGGCTTATACCGCCAGGGGTCATAGAAGTGGTTGTTTTTACTGTTGCGCCTGTAGGCGTGTACTTTATACCAACCTCCGCACGTTTTGCAGACGCAGCTTTAGTTACGTCTCTTTGAATCGGTTTAGGCTTAGGAGGCGCTGTCGGCCTAGTGGGTTGCCGTGTCCTTGCCCGTGATTTACCTGCCGTTGGGCGTGAGTTTCCTCTGCCGCCTCCGCCGCCACCAGAACCCATGTCATTTCTCCTTTAACTTATGAAAGCCCAGCTTGCCGGACTCAGTTCTTAGCCAATAGCAATCACTATATCCCATTTCTATAAAAATGTCTTTCAAAGACCTAAACCCCTCGACTATGCCTTTGCGACCAGCAAAACAGATAAAATCAATAATCCAAGGACTATCGCCATCACCACGCCATGCGCTAGGCGGGAAGATGCCTGTTCGGACATATTCATCAATTTGCTTTTGCTCTGGAAACGCCCAAGTAGCAAACAAATACGGAACCTCATCGGCATCTAACCCAAAGATATAATTCCCCATAGCAAGCGGCGGTTCTAAATACATACGCTTATCAGCAAGCGTGTAGTCCGAATGATAAGGGCTGTACTCCATCATCATGCTTGCAGTCTCATAATGGTGTTCGTTATTTATCATCATAGCGTAAAAGGGTTGTACTCCATTTGCGCAACTTGTTGCGGAGGTTTGACAAATCGCTGCCTATTCTCAAGGCCAATAGCGAGATACCTAAACGCATCTGCTGCATGGCTTGTGAAATCATGGCGAGGATGGTCTCTAAACATTTTTCTACGTTCATCCCATTCCTGCCTATACTGCCGGAGCATCTCAACGCCCGTGGTGCATTTATCCCTGTCAAAGTAACATTTAGGTAATAACATACGCGCCGCGTTAATGCCATCCGCGACCTTCATCTTGGGAATCACCTTAAAGCGAAGCCCCAGACTGGCGGCAGTCTCTAGTCGTGACTTACCACTGCCAAGCTCACGCACCTCAATGTCATGCGGGGCCAAGTGGTCGCCGTAATTGTAGTCCTTCCTATTTATAACATCAGCGTAATGGTCTAAGCCCACGCCCCCATTCTCGTAGTAATCAATAACATTGACCGCCCCGCCCCTAAATATTTGCGCAAACCAAATGGCTGTTGAGTCATTGACACCCAAATCCCAAGCCGTATGGACTGGGTAAGCAGGGTCGTATGGCACCCTCGTTATACGGTTGTCCTCGTCAGCCTCTGCCATTAACTTGCCATAATATGCCCCAATAATTGCCGCAGTAAACGAACACTCATACTCCTGCTCGTATTGCTCAGGGGTCATTTGCGCTCTAGCTGCGTCTAGCTCCGTTTCCTTAACCAGCTTACTCTCACTGGCCTTTACAATCTTCCAGTACCACTGGTCGGAACCATTGTCTGTCTCAGACCGCGCCTGTTCTAGCAAATCAAAAAAATGATTATGCCCAGCCGGAGTGCCTAGAAAGATAGCCGCACCCTCTCTGTCAGACAGGGCCGGACGCACAACCTCCCCCCATACTCTAGGGTTTTGCATACCAAATTCATCGAAGACAGCCATATCAAGATAGATACCACGCAGTGCATCAGGATTCTCAGCAGACAACAACATCAACCTGCCGCCATTGGGAAAGTCCACACGCAACTCAGTCTCGTTGAATTTAGCGCCAGGGATGACACTCGTATAATATTTGACATAGTCCCAAGCAATACGCTTGGCCTGCGTAAAGGTAGGCGCAACAAAGGCAACACGGGGTCTTGGTAACGGACAAGTCAACGCATGTTTAATCAAATGATTAACAGCAAACACAGTCTTGCCAAATCTACGGTGCATAACCAAAACATTCCACCGCTTGATGCCGTTGTGCATCTCAGCCTGCAAGTCACGGGGCTTATAAGGAATCTTTATGTTTGCCATAAGTCTGCCATATCTCCTCTTGGGACAGGTTTAATTCATTAGCCTTCTGCTTAGTGCGGGGCTTTATATCGCCAACGGGTATCTTCTCGACTAGCGCATAACGATATACATACCTCTCATTAGAAAACTGAAAATGTAGCAGCCACGGAGCCTTGTCATAGACACGGGCAAAGTTATTAGGGTCGAAGTCGCTACGCATCAGCTTTGCTCAATCAGATACATCGACACACTCAGCACTACACGCAAAGTACCCCGCACCATCAATGTAATTATCCTCATGGTAAGGATTGGACTTGGCCCTAGCCGCCTTTAGCAGCGCCATCATAACCCCGACATCCACAGGCTCTACCTTGTGGCCCAAATGAATAGACCAGTAAGAAGCAATAACCGCAAAGTTATCTTCCATATCACCATGCTCTGCCGCCCTGTCAGCAGTTACACACTGTTTCGCCTTATCTAAAACTGCCCCGCGCTTCATCTAGCTCTCCCACATAATACGAATACCGCCATCAGTAACCTCTACCCCCGCCTTGTTCTTCTGCTCGCCATAGCGCTCAGGGATAATCTTCTGCACTTTCCAGCGTACATGGTGCGCATAGTCTCTTAGCACATGAGCATCGTAGTCCTTGCGCTTGTGTAAGGCATCGTCATACAGCTTATCAAGCTCCTCTAGCGCCTTCTCCGCACTATACTGCTGCGCAATGCGCACAGACACATCAAGCTCGTTGTTGCCCTTCATACGCTTGTAAAGAGCCTGCCTGCTTATCCCAGCCTTCTTGCAAGCATCGACCATAGTATAGCCGTCAGCAAGGTCGCTCAGTATCTGCTGGGTGGTGAACTTCGTTAGCTTCGTCATGGTTTCTCCGCTTAGGCTGTGTGTTTAGTTGTAGGTATTAACACATGTAGAACGTGGCCCCGCGCACTGGGGGTGCCGCCCCCGAACAAGCCCCCCCCCTACCGCACAGACTGTTGCCTGGCTGCCACAGTGTTGCATTTTTGCCACACTATGATAGGCTCGGCATGCAAAGCCGCAGGGAAGCTGTTAACGCTTCGTGTGTGTTGAGATATGCAACCACCATCTCCAATCCAATACAATCAATTGCTTATTAATATATACACGCGCAGCCACAGTGTAAACTTTTTTTACATTGTTTGCTTTTTATGTGTTGACACTAGGCAATGCTTGCCTATATGCAGGGATATCAACAACGCAAACGGGAGACAGACAGATGACATATACCGAATACGTGAAGACATATGAAACAATGCTTTCTATTTACTTGAACGACTACAAGCCGCCGAACACGCCCTCCGAGGCAAAGCAGATGATTGAGTCGGCGAACAATCTAGCAAGCTTCGAGGAAGCATATCCAGCCTATGCAACAAAATACGAATCACAACTCTAAACACAACAACGCAATTCGGGAGCATTGCAATGAAACAACTTACCAAAACAGAGCTAGCAGTATTGGCTGGCAAATCCGTTTACCATAGCCTACGTGCCAAGAGTGTATCAGACGGCATGGGAAAGACTGAACGCGCATTAAAAGCCAGCACTAACACAAAGCTAGGTAAACGCGTCACGAAGGGCAAGCTTGCTGGCTTTCCTATCCTTACATTGACGCTAGAAGAACGCGCAACTTGTCCACGCTCATGTGCGCATTGGGCGGATTGCTACGGCAACAACATGATGAATGCGACACGCTATAAAGCAGATGACGCGCTCATTGAGCAAATCGAGCGCGACCTTACACATTACCAAGCAAAGTACCCGAAAGGATTCCTTGTTCGTTTGCATGTGTTGGGCGATTTTTACTCGGTCGCCTATGTGGCCCAATGGGCAAAATGGCTTGGCATGTTTCCGGCTTTGCATGTTTACGGATACACAGCAAATCAGCCGGACGCTATTGATAGCCAAGAGCGGGCCATAGGCGAGGCTTTGCTATCGCTCCGTATGGCTTGCGGCATCCGCTTTGCTGTTAGGTTTAGCGGCTCATTCACAGATAGCTTTGCAGCCCTATCTAATGACGATGGACGGAGTGAGGCCTTGTTAGCAAATAAACAGGCTTTTCTTTGCCCTACGCAAATCAGCAAGGAAACAGGCAAGCTAGCTAAAAAAGGCGAGGAAACACTAACGCCAGACTGTGGCGCATGTGGCCTATGCTGGCAGGCTTCTAAGCCGGTTGTATTTTTAACACACTAGGAGTCAGAACAATGATTAAAGAACGCAGCGAACCATTGGCAGATATCACGCTATCATATGCAGATATTGAGCTAATACTTACAAGCCTGGAGCATTACGTGCCTAGGACTAGCCGAGCATTAGAGCGAGATACACGCGAGCTGATGCAATTAATAAAGGGCCATGAGTCGAGGCTTTACAAAGCAATAAAGGGGGCAGAACAATGAAACCATACTACACAATCACCCGTGACGATGCACAGCGCAACGCTGACAGGTTCCTTACAATCAACGCATGGCTAGCAAATCGTTACGCCACCATAGACAAGAATGGCAGACGGTGGCTCGACCAATACAGAGGCGGCAAACCTACACGCTACAAACGCCTAGAACGTGCATTTTTCGATAAGTATTGCAAACAACACATGCGGAGGCAGTAGCATGGACAAGCTAGAATTATTCAGCAACACCATGTTTCTTCTTATCATGGGCCTACTAATCTGGGGGCTGATGGGTAGCGAGGCATGGCTATGGCAACTCTTTGCCTATTTTATCGGCCTGTGAGACTCACTGACAGGCTTTAACCGCTTGGCTGGTGTAACACCACCAGTCAGGCACCAACGCCCACACACGGGCCTTAAACGGAGGGGAAGACAATGGCACGGGCCAGCAATGGCCCTGCCTCTGCCTAGTTTGCCGGAGCGCGGCAGCCTAGGCGGTGGCATAGTGTCACCGATAACGCCTAAACCATAGGAGGGTTTACAATGGCTAAAGTAGGACGCCCAAAACTTGTTGAGAACATGGAACCTTGGGAACTGACAGAACACAAACGCGCCCAGGCTGCCAAACAGTTGACGCCGGAGCAGACGAAAGCAATTACTGAAACGCGAGAGGCGTTGCGGGAGTTTATGGAACAATGGTCGGAAAGCTTCGACATCCGCGACCCAGACGTACCGCGCAAACTACAGACTGCTTTTTGGCATTTGCACAACTATTTCCCACAAGACTAGCAGAGAAAGGGGCGGCGCAGTGTCGCCCCCCACTGACAGAGAGAGGGCAAACGAATGGAATATGAAGTACGCATCACAAAGCATTGGAGCGGTAAAACATTCAATGTGGATTTAGTGGCTTTTGACCGGCGAGGCGAGGGCGTAGCGCATGGGAAGGCCTTTAATGTACCAGAGAAAAAGGCTTTGAGAGAGGCGCAGCGTATATGCGACCTGTACTCAGCCACACTCATAGCGAAACATCAGGAGGCATAGAAATGGAAAAAGACTTTCTAATCACAATTCGCGGAACTGTAGAGCAAACCTTTCACATCAAGGCAGACAACCTAGAGGAAGCAGAGAAACAGGCACGCGAACAATTCGACATCGGCAACGTCAAGGAAGCGGAGAAATACACCGAAGAGGTAACGTCTGCGGCCTGGACTGACTGGGTTGGTAAATGATGGATGCCAGACGCTTCAGAGAAATGCGCGAAGAACTAGGCTACAGCCAGCAGGGTTTTGCCCAAAGGCTGGGCCTGTCAGAGCGCACAGTGCGATACTATGAAAGCGGAGAGGTGCCGATAAACCGCACAGTAGAACTGCTATTACAAGCAGTGGAATTAGAT